TTTGGAGGCGACTATGGCAGACGCAGTAACAACCCAGACTATCGAGGATGGCCCTCGCAATCTTGTCATGAAGTTCACTAACGTAAGTGACTCCACTGGTGAGAGCGCGGTGGTCAAGGTCAATGTTTCAGACCTAAGCACTCAGCCGAGAACAGGAGCTGCGTGTACAAGCGTATCAGTTACAGGTATTCAGTTTTCTACTTACAATATGTCAGTAAGTATATTTTTGGACGCGACCGCAAATGTTCTACTTACTACCCTTCCTGAGAACTATTCCGATACCTTGGATTTCTCAGACTTCACCGCAATACCTAACAACGCAGGCACAGGGGTAACAGGGGATATTCTGTTTACTACTAATGGCGCTGCCGCTGGTGATACCTACATGATCATTATTAAAGGCGTTAAAAATTATGGCTAAACTAGAAATCTTCCAAAACGGAAACTTTAGTAACGGCGATCCGGTTTATCAGATAGGGTCAAAGAATGCTGATGGCGAATATGACATTTCAGTTTTTGAGCTTATGACTGAGGCGGAAGCTAAGACTAAACTAAAGTCTATGGGTGGTTCTCCTGCAAAGAAGGCTGCTCCTGAAAAGAAAGCTGCGCCTAAAAAAAAAGAAGTAGTTGAGGAAGTAGAAGAAACTTCTAAAGCTGATCTTAATCAGATGACCAAGCTTCAGTTAGAAGAGTTTGCCCGTGAGTTTGGGGTAGAGCTTGATCGAAGAGAGAAGAAAGCTTCATTGGTTAAAGACGCTTATAAGGCTCAGTTTGATGGCTAGAAATTATCGCCGTGAGTATGACTCTTATCACTCAAGCGCAAAGCAAAAGAAGAATCGTGCAGCCCGTAATGCTGCGCGTAATTCTTTACTGGCAGATGGTCGTGTGAACAAGGGAGACCGTAGAGATGTTCATCATCGTGATGGCGATCCTACGAACAACTCTTCTTCTAACTTAGTGGTCACTTCAAGAAAGACAAACAGAAGCAGAAACATGGCGGGAGGCGGTATGGCTGAAGATAAAAACTGGATACAAAAGGCAATCAAGAACCCCGGAAGTCTACGCAAGAAAGCTGGAGTTAAGAAAGGCGAAGACATCAGTAAGTCTGAGTTAAACAAACTTTCTAAATCGCGCAATTCCACTACTCGAAGACAAGCCAACCTAGCTAAGACATTAAGCAAAATGAATACTGGTGGGCAAGTTAGAGGTTCTGGAGCTGCCATTCAGGGTGTTAGACGCGCAAGGAACCGATAGCTATGAAAGGCCAAGAAAAAGTTAATTATGTTATGGGCGAATTTAAAGACGGTAAGCTAAAGTCTAGCTCTGGCAAAAAGGTAACTAACAAAAACCAAGCAATGGCAATCGCGTTAAGCGAAGCTGGGATTAACAAAAAAATGTTCTCAGGCGGCAGGCTAGGTGATGGCAGGGCTGTGCAAGGACACACAAGAGGCAGAATTGTCTAATGGCAACCAGCGGCACGTTTACATTCAATCTTGATTTAGGCGATATTATTGAAGAAGCCTATGAGCGCTGCGGGATAGAGTTACGTTCTGGTTTTGATTACAGGACTGCAAGACGCAGCTTAAACCTTCTTATGCTTGACTGGCAGAACAGAGGCTTAAACCTCTGGACTGTAAAAGGAACAACAGAAACACTGGTCGCTGGCACTGGCTCATATACATTAAACGGGAAGATACTTGATGTAGTAGAAGCCTTTATGCGTACTAACGCTGGCGATGTTAGCAGGCAGTCAGACCTTACGATGCAACGTATTTCTATTGCTCAGTATTCTCACCAGACTAACAAATTACTGCAAGGCAGACCTATTCAATACTGGATAGAACGAGCGCCTACAGGTATCACAGTTAACGTCTGGCCTGTTCCTGACGCTTCCCAGACATGGACATTTGGTTACTATTACATGGAGCGTGTAGAAGATAGCGGCTCTCCAGCTTCTTTGGATATGGATGTGCCTGCTAGATTTTTGCCATGCCTGACAGCGGGACTGGCCTACATGATTGCCAATAAAAGAGCCGAAGCCGCTCCTAAGCTTCAGTTTTTAAAAGAAAACTATGAAGAGCAGTGGACAATGGCGGCTGATTCAGACCGTGAAAAAGCTGCTTTGTATGTTGTTCCCGGCGGGTATCAATACTTATGAGCAGCTACGCAAGCGGTAAACACGCCTTTGGTTTCTGTGACCGTACTGGTTTCCGGTACAAGTTAAGAGACTTGGTTCCTCAAATCGAAGCAGGCAGACCTAACGGGATGCTGGTCGGTAAAGATGTGCTAGATGTAGACAATCCTCAGTGGAAGCTAGGCATGATTAATATGTCTGATCCGCAAGCTTTGAGAGACCCGCGACCTGATGGCGGATACCATCAAAGTAGAGAGCTTTATGCATGGAACCCAGTAGGCGGTGGTAACACTGAAATGGGAAGCAGAACTGTTGGTCTTGACATGTCAGGACATGTGGGACGAGTTACGGTGGAAATTACATAATGGCCTTTACTTTTACTACCTTAAAAACTGCGATACAGGATTATCTGGAAACCACAGAGACTACCTTTGTTACTAACTTGCCTACGATTATTACTCAGGCTGAGCAAAGGATTCTAAGAACCTGTCAGATTCCCGATTTGCGTAAAAATGAAACGGGTACTTTAAGCCAAGGCAATGCGTACTTAACAATGCCGACAGGTTTTTTAGCCTCCTATTCTTTGGCTATTGATAATAGCGGTTATGATTACTTGGTATTTAAGGATGTTAACTTTATCCGCGAAGCGTATCCGGTAGAAGCCACAGAAGGTGTGCCCAAGTATTACAGTATCTTTGACGATACCCGTTTTATTATTGGGCCTACCCCTGACCAGAACTATGCTGTAGAGCTTCATTTTATGTATGAGCCAGAGTCCATTACTACCGCTTCCAGCGGAACCAGTTGGCTAGGGTCTAATGCAGAAAATGCGCTGCTTAATGCGTGTCTGGTTGAAGGTTATACCTTCCTTAAAGGTGATGCAGCGCAGATGGATTGGTATAACGCAAAGTATGAAGATGCGGTTTCACGACTCAAGTCTCTGGGTGAAGGCTATGACACTACAGATAACTTCCGCTCTGGAGCAGTCAGGAGCGTAAGGATTTAATGTTTACCGTAGATATTGAAACTGCGGTAGGTACGGTTGGCGTAGAAACCACCAGTCATCGAGGCTTTACTCCTGACGAGTTAGCAGCATCGTGTGCCAATAAAATTATTTCGGTTTCGTTACACGCTGATCCGATAATCAGGCAACAGGCCGAAGCTTTTAAAGCTCACATAGAACACGTTGTACTTCATTACATTAAGCAGGGCGCTTCTAGCGAAAGAACTACTATTTACAATCTATTATTAGATGCCGGAGAAAGTTCTTTGGCAGAAAAGATAAGGAGACTTTAATGGCTTTTTCTGGCAATTATATGTGTACCAGTTTTAAACAAGAGCTTTTGACAGGCACACACAACTTTACAAATTCTACGGGCAATACGTTTAATATAGCGCTGTATACCAACAGCGCTTCCTTTACCGCATCAACTACAGCTTATACGGCTACCAATGAGGTGACAGGTAGCGGCTATACAGCTAAAGGAAATGCGTTAGTTAACGTAACGCCCACAACAGGTGGCACTACCGCTTTTACTGATTTTGCTGACTCTACATGGAGTACAGCAACCATTACCGCCAGAGGCGCAATGATTTTCAATGACACCGCTGCTGGTGATCCAAGTGTAGTAATTCTGGATTTTGGAGGGGATAAAACCTCTACCGCTGGAGAATTTAAAATTGTAATGCCTACTGCTGATTCGACTAATGCCATAATCCGCATCGCTTAATTACAGGAGACTACTAGATGTCTTCTGTGGGTTGGAGTCGAGCGGCTTGGGGTGACGGAAGCTGGGGCGAAGACACCAATCAAATCCTTTATCTTAGCGGCTGGGGTCGCTTAGAGGGTTTCGGTGAAGGCGCGTGGGGGCAAACAGATTACTCTCTTGCCGCTACTGGACAAGTAGGAACTGTATCGGCAGGGATCATTGCTGGAGCCACAGTTAATGTAACTGGTGTTGAAGCTACTGGTGTAATCGGAACAGCCAATGTTCAGGGCAAAGGCGAAGTCTTTCCAAGCAGTCTTGAAGCTACCACTGCTGTGGGGTCGGTTACAGTACATCACAACGATGTGGTTACGGTTACTGGCTTAGCCGCTACAGGTGAAGTTGGTATAGCAGCTCCAGTTTGGCAAACTGGGGTTTATCCTACAGGTCTTGCTGCTACTACTGGCTTGTCAGGGCCAACGTCTGTTACCGGAAAAGCAAATGTTTCTGCTGGGAGTTTGGAGGCAGTTAGCGGTTTATCTGGTGTTACGGTTGAGCTGGTTCTTGAAGTCCCTGTCACTGGGCTTTCCGCGACAACTTCTCTTGGCTCGGTTACTGTATTTACAAATGTAATTATTGATGCGGTTGGTCTAAGTGCCACTGGTCAAGTAGGAAGAGTCTTGGTCTGGGAGGATATTAATCCTTCACAAAATCCTAGTTGGGTAAACCTTAACCCATCACAAACACCGGGATGGAGTAATCTTAATCCTTCACAAACACCTAATTGGACACCTGTCCCATAGTTAATTGAGGTAAAGAAATGGCAACTTATGCAAATGACTTGCGGTTGAAAGAGATCGCAACAGGTGATGAAAGTGGTACATGGGGAACCTCCACCAACACTAACCTGTCTCTTGTTAGCGATGCGTTTGGGTATGGCACAAAGCAAATGTCATCAGACGCAAATGAAACTTTTACGATGCCAAATGCCAGCGCTGATGGCACTCGCGCATTGTATTTAAAGATTACTTCGGCGGTTAGTTTAACTACCACCAGAGTAGTGACACTTGGCCCTAATACCATATCCAAAGTCTGGATAATAGAAAACGCTACTACAGGTAGCCAGATTATTACGATCAAGCAAGGGTCTGGTGCTACAGTTAATGTGGCAAGTGGCGCTAAAAAGTATGTCTATACTGACGGTGCTGGGGCTGGCGCTGCTGTGGCAGATGCAAACCCTACGGAAACCGGAGCGGGTACAGTTACTTCTGTTGGGGGTACTGGCACTGTTAATGGAATTACGCTTACTGGAACAGTTACAAGTTCTGGTAATTTGACACTTGGTGGCACTCTTGGAAGTGTTGATCTTACGTCACAAATTACAGGTACTCTTCCCGTAGCCAACGGGGGTACAGGAATTACCAGTTTAGGGACGGGTATTGCCACATGGTGGGGAACCCCATCCTCGGCTAACCTTGCCAGTGCTGTTACTGACGAAACAGGGTCAGGAGCATTGGTATTTGGTACAGCACCTACACTAACAGGTGTGACCTTAGCCGGAGCGGTAACCGGAGGCGATCAAACAGTTTCTGCTGTTAATCTTAAAGATTACGGCGAAGTTACTAATGCTATAGGAAGTATTGGTGGTGGTACGCAGGATATTGACCTTAACGATGGTAATTCGGTGACAGGCACAGTAGACACATCAACTACCACCTTTACCTTTTCTAACCCTACCGCATCAGATGAATTATGCGGGTTTGTTTTAACTCTCACTAACGGTGGAAGCCAGACTGTTAACTGGCCTGCCAGTGTAGATTGGGCGGCAGCGACTGCACCAACACTAACATCGTCTGGGGTGGATGTGCTGGTGTTTTATACGGTAGATGGCGGTACAATTTGGTATGGATTCTTATCCGGGGCGGCAATGGCATAATGACAAGTATCAGGCGAGAACTACAAGCAGCGGCTGGCGTAAGTACGGGTGAGGCAGACCCTGAAGCGACTGACTTTGATGGGCAAACAAACTATTTAGAACGCACATCAGAATTAAGCAATGTTTCAGACGCGAAGACTTTTACCCTTTCTTTTTTTATATACCCAAGCCCTATGTGGCATACCACCACAGACGGCGGCGCTAATCAGAGTTTCTTTTGGTGTGGGACAGCAACCACCACTTCGCGCAGTTTTATGCGATATGACACAAGCTCAAGTGTATCGGGCAATATGAAATTTTATCTGCGTCAATCATCTGGAACGGATGCGTTGGTGTTGACGATAAATGTTCCGGTGGCTACATGGACAAATGTTCTGGTTTCTGTTGATCTGGCTAATGCAAGTAATCGTTACGTTTATCTAAATGACGTTGATGTAAGCACCAACACAGATATTGTGGATTGGGACACTTATACTGATGCTAATATTGATTGGACAGTTGATTACACGCGTTTTGGAAAGATGCACTCAACACAGCAATGGTTTCAGGGCAGGCTTTCTCATTTTTTCCTAGACATGACTTACCGTGATCTGAGTTCATCAGTTAATCGCCGTCATTTCATTGACGCTGACGGCTTCCCCGCTGATCCATCTAGCCTTTCCCCGCCTTTGTACATGGCGTTTACTGATGCTTCTGCTGCCGCTACAAATTCTGGTACAGGTGGAAACTATACTGCTTACGGTACTTTTAACGAGTCGGCTCGTGGGCCTAATCAGTATAATTGTGTAGCTTCTGATTGGGGAACTTCCGGCGATTATGCTAATACCACTTCTTTTTCTACATCTACAACCACTGTAGTTACTGGTTCGTTTATTTATTCTGCGGCTGGTAGTACCGGAGAAAGTTACCTTATGCACAACCCCAATGGCGGTAATTGGGTGCTGGGTCAAATGGGTTCAGGGACAACACTATCGCTTAATTTTGAAGGTGGTGGGCAGGTTTATTATGTAATT